CCACCAATTTCAACAAATTGACTGGATGAAAATGGAAAGTTAAATAAACTATTACTTCCACCGATCCAAGTTGAACCAATATTTAAGATATTATTTCCCTGTTCCATACTATGCCATCCTTGTAATAATCCTGTTGTAGTAAAACGAACATAAACAGTGTTATAATCTCCACCATCAAAATATTGGAATATACTATAATTTTTACCATCAGGAGCAGTTCCCAAAACAACATATCCTGAGTTTGCAAAATTACTTACAACATAACCTGATTGGAATGTTTGACCTGATGCCAAATATTGTCTTAAATAAGTTCCATTATCAAAAAGAGGACTAGTCGAATTAGTTACAATAAACTCTTCAGGACAAACAACATTTGGTGTTTGAGTAGGAGTTCTTGTCGGAGTTTGTGTGTTTGTTGGAGTTTGTGTGTTGGTTGCAGTATTTGTTGGAGTTGGTGTTTGACTAGCGGTATTTGTTGGAGTTTGTGTGTTGGTTGCAGTATTTGTTGGAGTATTCGTAGGTGTTACGCTTGGGGTTTGAGTATTTGATGGTGTCGGAGTTGGGGTAACCAAACCAGGTGTCTTTGTTGGAGTTGGTGTTACCGTTGGTGATACAAATGGATTGAATGCAGCATCACATCTATCAAGAGGTGTCTTCACTTCGATCGTTACTTCAGCAACCCATCCCCCTAATAAGTCATCATACTTTTCTAAAAATGGGGTGCAAACAATCGGTGTATCCAAATAATATAACTCATTGAAATTACCTAATGACTCAGAAACAGATAATCTAAACTGACCCAATATGTCATCCATAATTTGTAGTGTATCTGATAATACATCTACTTGGTTTTCTAAACTTCTCTGTATAATGTCTGATACAATGAATGTAAATTTATATTCCATAAATCCAAACTTCTGTATAACATCATTTGGTATAACATAAAAATATGGATAGTATGGTGAGTTGAATTGTGTATTATCTTCCTTCAACCTCATCTCATTCCAATAGGTAAATTCATCCATCTTACCAAATCCATAAGATTGAATCTGTTTGTGATAATCCGACAATATTCTAAAATCGTCTGTAAATGTTTTTAAGTTGATTCCGTTGGGGTGAGTGATAGACGCACCAGTCCATTCATTAAATGCCGCAGCACATCTGTCTAATGAAGTCATTGTCTTGATTCTCAATAGACCATTCCAACCATTTAGATCGTCATCCTGTTCCCCCAAAAAGGGGGTACATAAAACATCATCATCAACATAATATTTGTCGTAGTAATTACCCAATATATTTGTTGTGGATAACCTGAATTGAGATATTACATCTTGAAGTATTTGTAAGGTGTCTGACAATGTGTCCTCATTATTCTGTAATGAATCTTCAACAATATCTGATACTGTTGTATTGAACTCCCAAACTTTATATTGTAGGTCATTCTCAACCTTTGATGGAACGATGTATAATAGGGGATAATATGGAGATTGATATTCCGTATTATCCTCTTTTAATCTTGATTGTGTCCAATAGGTTAGTTGATCAATATCCCCCAATCCAAACGAATTTAATTGTTTGTGGAAATTAGCCAGTTTTTCGAAGTCCGTTGCCAGTGTCTTAAAATTGACTTCCTTTGGAGTTGGACTTGGGGTTGGAGTTGGTGAGGACATATTATTTGTTCTGTATCTGTTTTATTTTTTCTTCTTGCTGCTTATTGTAATCCATAAGGAAAGAAAGATGATTGAGACAAGCCACAAGGGGGAGGTTAGTAACACTATCAATTTTCCAAACTTTGTTTTCTGCGAGGAAACTAATCGCTTGATACCATCCCCAAAACTTGCCCATGCTATTTTGGTTCTCATCATCCACCACATCACTGGACTCTTGGAATAAAGTGTGGTAAGTTCTTGCAAGCCCTTTCCCAAATTCAACAAAAAAAAAATCGCTGATTCTATGTATTTCACTGGTAGATCCTTGAAATCTTCAATTCTTTTTTTGATGTCAGAGTTTCCATATTCAACCCCATCTTCACAATATAAATACCCCGCCAGTTCATTTAGATTAGCAACCTTATATGGTTCATCCTTTTTCATAAATGTATCAATATCCACAAATTGACCGAATGATACTTTATTCAAATCAACCAAATTGTAGGTAATCCCCTTATGTTCGATTGTGGTAAATAACTTTTTGGATTCCTGATTTAGATACCTCCACAACTTGTCACCAGCAATTCTAATTTCAAGTGCGTCAGCACTTTTAACTTCCTTCATTGATAATCCTGTAACCTCAGAAATCATTTTGACATACATCTCTTCCTCATCTAAAAGGTCTTTGTATATCATCACATTTTTCCATGATTCTATGGTTGGCTCTTTAACTTCGTATTTCTTACCCTCGTGCTCTATGTAGGTCGTTTCCATATCTATAAATATCTTTTATTTTAATCTCTCATTTTACATCACATAGACCCCTGTGTTTCTCATTACCTTCATTTGTAGAATATATCTGAGCGGATCTAATAAGTGATTGTGATGGTCTTCTGGTTCATCAATGTTTTTATTGTTCTTGTCTTTTTTCCATACATAAGAGTTCAATTCTTCTAATAGATTTTTTGAATCCTTATGAACAAATAGATTGTGTCTTTTGATTTGATCGATACCTGACAAGATGGTATCCTTCTTCACTGGCTTTGCATTTATCCCCGCCCTTGACATTTCTGATATTGCCTGTGGGTTAGCACTATCACAAATGAAATCGTCTGTTAGATTGATTCCTAAGTCCTTTATTTTATAAATGAAGTCGGGGATTGTAACATTCCTCAAATACAACAGTTCCTTACAATAAATTGAATCCCCAAGTTTATAGGTTTGAAGTAAGGTGCATGGATCTTCATACCCAAAATCGACTGAGTATCCCAATAGTTTTGCTCCCTGTGGTAATTCATCATATATCTGTTGATGACTGAATACAACTCTTGTTGGAATACCCTTCTGACCCAAACCAAATACCCTCCATAAGTTAGGATCTCTATGTTGTAGTTTCTCTATTTCTTCAACTTGTTGTTGGGGGAGGAATGGATTGTCGAGGTAAGTTACAATAGTATAAAAAGTGTCTGATTGTGATTCCATATCATACAACCAAGATTGCCATAATGATGGGTTGAAATCTAATATCATTCTCTCACTTGTTCGTAATGATAGTTGGACATATTCATCATAGGTTATTTCTGTTGCCTCATTGACAAAACAAATATCTCTCTTGCGTCCGCGTATCTTTTCTTCCAGATCAAGTGAGAACCATTCTATAATGTTTGACCCAATCTCAACATAACCATCCACAGAGTGCCATTTGTTGGAGTCATACATATCTAATTTTATTAGTATGTCTTTGAGATCTCTGAGAACTGAACCTTTGAGTGCTGGTAATGTCTTACGAACAATAGAATAAACTTTGTTCTCCTCATTGAGAATGTTTATCACCATCCATAAAATAATGTTATATGTTTTCCCCGCACGAGAAGAACCCTGAAATACATAGTTTCTGTAATCAGGGTTCAATAGGTCTTCAAAGGTCTGTGTGGTTTGTATCTTCAAAGGTTATTCTTTAACTTTAATCGTCACAGGTTCTGTCTGTTCTGATTTTGATGCCTTCCACTCTTCGTGTTTTTTGTATGCGAAATTGACTGCTTTTTGCCAGTTGTCTTGGTTCTGTGCGTTTCTATCTTTTACTCGTTTGTTGTGGGCTTTTCTCCCACCTCTTACTTTGCTTCTCGGCATAATTTTATCCTTGAGATCGATACTTACTTACTGGTTTATCTTTGGGGGATCTAAACTTCTTATGTTTCCCCACTCGTCTTTTACCGAAGGTCACCTTCCGTGATACTGCTGCTTTATTTGCTTTGGTCGCCATCTATTGCCTTTTTAATAATTTCAATCTCAATCTTTTTATTGGAGTCAATCTTTTCACCCTGAGTTGTAATATCAATCTTATTCTCAGCGTTCCACTCGTCCTTAAATCTATTGCGAAGTATTAAACTGTAAAGTTGTGAATTTACCTGTTTTGATGTTCCTGATGCAAATGAGTTTCTTGAAATAGAAACCCACCAAGCATGCGATAATGTCCTCATCTGTGAGACGATTTCCGAAAATTGAGATTCTTCTTCCATTAAACGATAGAATGTATCATTGGAAATGTTTAGATATGCTTTGATATCCACATCTAACATTCCCTGTTCCCCCATCTTTATGAGTTCTGTTTTCCAATCTTTGGGAAACTCATCAATAGTTATTTTGGGTCTTCCAACGGGATTACCAGTTGCTCTACTTGGTCTTCTAGCCATGTTGTAATTGTTGGTCTAGTTTATTGATATGAGTTTTCAAATCATTCATACAAGGGATATCACAGTATCCATAAATTGCTGGTCCTCCTGTTCTGATTAGGAGTTGATATACAAAATCTCTTTCTACTTGTTTCTTATCTCTTGCGTTGATATAATCCTTCGCTCTTATTACTTCCTCTATGGAGTAATTTAAGGGGGCGCCAGCAACTTGAATTACCTGAATTGGTGTTATCCCCTTCGGGACTAGTTTCTCTTCTGTATTGGTCTTATTTTTACAATTGCACATTTCGTCTTTCTCTTAGTATTTTTCTAATTTTATTGATGTCCCTACTAACACTATTGAGAGGTATTGTTGTTCTCTTTGAAACTTTTGTAATTGAACATCCTTCTTCAATATACATTTCCATTAGTCGTTTGTAATACCAGTCAAGTTTATCTAATTCTTGATAAACCCAATCTAGTGTTATTATAGGTTCGTCCTCTTCTTCTAAATATTCTATTTCAATATCCCCAATCTCTGAGAATTGAAACTTCTTATATTGATGGTAGTAAGGGGAACTTTTAGAATTATAGTTATTACGAACTATGCGAGTAAAGAAGAATAGTTTTTCTTTATCTGGTATTGTTGGAACTTTCTTATTTAATAGGAATTGTTCGATAGATAATTGTAGTAGATCCTCGCTATCATTACCGCGAGTGATTCTACTACATATTTTCTTTAATTCTTCAATGTTTTCCGTAATCCAAATATTGAGCAAAATACTTGTGTTTTTTAATCTTTATTCTCTGTTTTCCCTTGAAGGATAATTCGTTGAAAAAATTTGTTATTGTCGTCGAAATAATTTATTAAAGTTTCAAGGTGTCCTTGCTTTCTTAGTTTGATTACTTTATCTCTTACGGTAATTGTTGATAGATCCAATGTTTTTCCTATTTGGGTATTGGTAAGTAATGATCTGCGGCTGTCTGTGCTGTAAATGTCTTCGATAATTAAATCGTAGATTCTCTGTTCTGTTCTATTTGTGATTTTCATATTTATATGTTATTCAATAAATATAGTATCTATTGGTTAAAAATCAATTCTGTTGATATAGTATTTTCATCAATCTTTCATATAAATCTGCTGTTTCATACAATTCCATTTCTGTTGCTTTATCTCTCATCCATTTGAAGTATTCAGCATAGAATACCATTTTATCTTTATCTCCTTGAGATAACTCCATATTGATTGATATGAACTTTTTTGCTATATCATCTCTTTGTTCTTCTGTAATATCAAAATAAGATGTGTTGGGATCTAAACTCCCATCAAATATTTCTGCGATTAGTTTGTCTAAATTCATTATCATAAATATCAGTCCTTTGGAAAACCAACGACAGGTGGTTCTTCAATCTTTATTCTTGATTGTATTTTTTCTTTAACATCTTTATGTTGCTTCTTTAACCATTCCTGATGATGAATCAATCTTTCCATTGAAGAAAGATTTGATTCATTACCTCTTTGCCAGTCATCTTTATGATCGTTCATATATTCTATCTTGTAATTTTTTCAATAATTTATCTGCTTCTAGATCTATATCTAGTTCTTCTACTTGCTCTTGCTCTTGCTCTTGCTCTTGCTCTTGCTCTTTCTCTTGCTCTT